TGCTAATGGTGCCTTTGTTAGTGTTGGTGATGATGCTATCGTAGAGACTGCTACTAATCTATCTACTGCTGCTGGTAATGCTATGTGCAATGACCCAATTGGTATTATGCGTTATTCTGCACTAATGGCTCCCGGCTCTGACCCTTCAAACCCAGCTACCTTCTACAAACATGCTTATGATACTGGTGGTGCTCGCGCTTTCTCACGTTGGGCATATATTCAGATTCCAGTTGTAGAAACTGCACAAAGAACTGAAGCTATTGCAACTGCCGCTACGACTTATCGTATCAAGGTTTATCCTAATGCTTCTGGTATTTCATTCACTAAGAGTAGTGGTTCTTTTACCCCAACACAAAAAGGTCTTGGCAATATGCTAACTGCACCTGCTTCTGCTGGTGTATGTGACCAGTTTGCTATGCTAGGCCGTACTATTCTATTTAATGGTCCTATTCCTGCTGGCGTAAGTGTAGTTTATACACCTAATATTCTTACCCCCTTCCAGGCCTTACAAACTACTGGTCCACTAACTAGTGCCAATCAGTTTAGAGGTGAACTCGTTTCTTTCGATAACAACTCTAATTTTGTACTTAATGGTACTCAACCTACCGGTTACAATGTTGTTGGTCGTATTCTTGACGTAAAAAATGGTTCCAATGCTGATCTAGCCTTAGTCCGTTCTTATTTCCGTGACCTTGGATTATGGCAAGAGCAACCCGGTTCTGCTACTGATGGTCGTAATACCCAACTATCTATTGTTAATGCCCCTTCGTACATTGTACGTATCGCTGTTAACTTTAATAGTCTTGGTTTAGCTTAATATTAATTGTAATCGGAGGATTTATAAGATGTATAATGAAATTGAACAGATCTTTCTAGCTTTAGCAAAGAAGGATAAACTTTGTGACGAAAATGCTGATAGTATCTCTCTAAAAGATGTACTCGCGCAACCAGACCTTTCTCGTCTAATCCCAGTTGCTATTTCTGAGATTGTACGTGAAGCCGCAGAGCCAGAGTTGATTGCTACTAGACTTTTCACTGTTATCAACCAAAAAACCGGTATCTATATTCAACTACCAGCAGTTGGTGCCCTCGATAATATCGAAGAAGTTGCTCCTGGTCAGGAATATGGTACTGAAGAGATTACTCTCGGTGGTGGAACAACCATCAGGATTGATATCAGAAAGTATGGTATCAAACTTGGTCTTACCGAAGAGATGATTGAGCAGTCCCAATGGGATGTTATTGGTCAATGGCTAAAGGCTGCTGGTAAAGCTTTTGCTCGTAAGAAAAATCGCCTTTGTTTCAACCTATTTGAGCGCCAGGCCCTCACCCTTGTAGATAACAATAGCCCATCTACCTCAGTTCTAGGTCGCACACTTTCTGGTCAGGATATTCTCGGTAATCGTAATGGTTCCTTCTCTGCTGAAGACTTCTTCGATATCTATGCCGCTATGCTCCAAGAAGGTTTCGCTCCTAAACTAATCGTAATGCATCCAATGTCCTGGGCAATCTGGATGAAAGACCCAATTCTTCGTACTTGGGCATGGCAGAATGGTTCTGGACCACTATTTAATGCCTATGATCTTGGTGGTGTTAAGCGTGATGAATTCTTCTCTGGCCTAGGTATGTCTAAAGGCGGCGCACGTCCTGGCGAACTCGTACCACCCGACTTTATTGGTAAACCTATCGTACCTCCTTATCTTAACGTACCTTTCCAAGTAGTTGTTTCTCCTCAAGTACCTTTTGATCCTCAGAAACAGCTAACCTCTATTTACTTCGTTGATCCTGAGAATGCTGGAGCTATCGTACAAGGTGAACCTATCAATCATTATCAATGGGTAGATCCCGAGCGTGATATTCAGGTCATTCGTCTCCGTGAAAAATATGGTCTTGCAATCCTAAACGAAGGTAGAGGCGTTGGCGTAGTTAAGAATGTACCAATCGTACCTAACCGTGTTCCTGAATTTGGTATCACTAACGTTAATATGAATGCAACTTCTATGAACGTTCCTGAATTATCTGCCAATCAGACTGGTTTAAGTCTCTAATACTGAC